TAGAAAGAATAGGTTTAGAAAATCTTACGAAAGAAAGACAAATAATACGTAGTGCTAGGCAGAACTTTGAAGATGATAAAAAGTTAGGCAGTCTTTTGTTTGCAGGAATGATTTTTGAAGGTGGTGTGGTTTCTTATGAAAACAATGTTAGAACTGGTGGACAGGGTGCTAGGGTTCTAGGTTTAGGTGCAACTCGTCAATACCGACAAGACACGGTGACTATAAGTTTAAGATTGGTTTCTGTTTTGACTGGTAGAGTTATGCTAGAACAGACCGTAACCAAAACTATTTTATCCGTTGGCACGAATCAAGATGCATTCCGCTTTGTAAAAAATAAGACCGAATTAGTTGAAATTGAGAACGGAAACGTGGAAAATGAATCTGTTACTATTGCATTGCAATCTGCTATTGAAGAAGCAGTTCTCAGAATCATAGAGAAGGGATTTAAGGAAAAATTTTGGAGCTATGATGAAATTACAATTGATGCTTGTGTTGATGATGTCTGTCCTGACATTCGCGGCTGATAACGAAACACAAATAGACCAAGCAGGGGCAACTCTCAATGCTGATATAGAGCAACTTGGTGCTGGAAATATAATTGGTGGTGCTGATGCTGTTGCAGGAACTATGACCGCATTAGATTTAGATGGTGTTTCTATGACTATTGATATTAACCAAATTGGAGATGCCAACAAATTTTTGGGTGATATCACCTCTGATACCTTCACAGGTTTTTTTAACTTTGACGGTAATTCAAATATTTTTGATATACAAGTGGACCCAACTAATACTTACGGAGCAGATTCTTCTAATTTAGATATACGTGTCACAGGTAATTCCAACGATATGTCATTAGATCAAGCTTTAAGTTCAATGGCATCTACACTGGATTTAGATTGGATAATTCAAGGAGATTCAAACATTATTGATTCTGATATAGACGTTGATTTAGCAACTAACTACATGGATGTGGATGGAAACTCAAATCAAATAACTTTTGATGCCAACGGTTATCAAGGTGGTTACTTCTATCTTGATCACACTGGTAACAGTAGAAACTTTACAATCAATCAACAATCAACTTTAGACAATGACTGGCTTCGTGTATTTAGCAATGGCAATAACGGTACTTTCTGCATCAACCAAAATGATGGCGGAACCAGTACCAGTTGTTGAGATTGGTTCTGTAAAAGAAGTTTCGGGTTTCACCAAACTTATTAGAGATGATGAGTATGATCTGTTTCAAAACTTTCAAGTACAAAGTTATGATGATGTCAGAACTGCAAACGGCAGAGTTGCAATAGATTTCATTGATGAATCTCAGGTCAGACTCACAGAACATTCTGCTCTTGTCATAGATGAATATATTTATGATCCAAACCCTACAAAAACTAAAATGGCTCTTAAATTTGCACAAGGTACTGCAAGATTTATCTCAGGTAATCTTGCCAAGATAGATAAAAGAAACATAACACTAACAACCCCAACTGCTCAGATTGCAGTACGTGGCACAGACTTTACTTGTACAGTTGATGAGTTGGGTAAAAGTTTATTGATACTATTACCTGATGAAAACGGTGATGCTTCTGGTGAAATAATAGTTACGACATTAGCAGGACAGGTTACCTTGAATAAACCTTATCAATCTACTGTTGCAAGTTTGAGTGTAGCCCCTCCATCTAAACCAGTGATTTTAGATTTGACACTAGGTATGATTGATAATTATTTAATCATTAACCCACCGAAAGAAGATAAATCAATAGAATCTAATGAAGATAGAAGCAGGGTTGTGGACTATTTAGATTTTGCTGATTTGGACTTTGATTTTCTTGCAGAAGATTTTTTAGACAATGAATCAGAACTAGCATTTACAGAGTTAGATATTGATTATCTAAATCAAAATTTTTTAGAGGATTTGTTAGATGTACTTGATGCACTAGCTATTGAAGATACTGATGAACTAAGTCAAGTTGCACAAGCAACTAATATAGTGGGAACTTTGCTTGGTCAAGATGGCGATACACAAATCACAACAATTTTGCAAGATGCTAAAGCTAGTTTTAGAAGAAACATTTCTAACAGTTTGCAAATTGATATTGCTGATGATTCAAGTACAACTATTTTAATGGAACAAGATGGAGTTACAAATCTTATCAAGGTGAACGGTGGCTCAGACTCTACAATAAATATCAATCAGTCATGAAATGGATAGGTTGCGTTTTAATATCAATATTATTATTACCACAACTTTTTCAAATCAACATTCTAGAAATAGTCAAACTGAATACGTTTGATTATTTTGTTACTGTTCCAGAACCATCTAATAATTTTGTCATTTTGAATATATCTGATGCAGATATTGATGCTGAAGGTGGATATCCTTTACCCCGTCAAAGACTTGCTGAAATACAGGTAGAATTACTGAACAACGGTGCTTTAGGTGTTGGGTGGGGTTTTGGTTTCCCACATAAAGATAGAATGCAGGGAGATGCTTTATTTGTACGTGCTCTATCTTATGGTCCCAGTGTCATAAGTTCTTTTGAAAACAACAGCAACGTTTTTCCAAAACCTACTGGTACAGTGATATTAGGTCCAGAAGCATCTGGTATCAAATCAAATGGGGTAATACAAAACATACCAGTTCTACGTTCTGTAGCATTGGAAGGTGTAGCTACTGCAAGAACTGAAATAGATAACTTGGTTCGTAGAATTCCTTTGTTGTATGAAACACCTGACGGTTGGATTGCAAGTTTTGGTACTCAAGTCCTTAAAGCTTTGACTGGTTCTAATACATATATTATTAAAACTTCAGAATCCGGCATAGAAGAAATAACAATTAAAGGTTTAAATCCTGTTAAAACGGATTTGCAGGGCAGGAAATGGATATCATGGGTAGAAACAGCAGAAACGACTTTGCAAGAAATGGATGTGGAAAATAAATTTGTTTTTGTGGGAACAACAGCAAAAGGAATCATGCCTCAAGTTGCTACCCCTGTAGGACTCTTAGAACCTCATAAAATACAAACTGCTTTAGCAGAATCACTTTTGTTAGAAAACAGTCCATATATACCTAATTACGCAAAATTGATTGAAATAGCTATATTTTTGCTTATTACAAGCTCCATATGGCTCGTATTAGCTCATTTTGGAGTGAGTTTGGGTATTTGTACCTCCTTAATTTTAGGACTGATTACGGGGGTTTCTGGTATCTGGTTAATCAAAAATGGTTTGTTGATTGATGTGACATGGACTTTGATGGCAAGTGTCTTGGTTGGTACGATTGCATTCTATTTAAGATTTAGAGAACAATACAAATTACGTTTACAAATAAAAAAACAGTTTGAACATTACTTAGACCCTAGACAGGTAAAACAATTACAAAACAATCCCGAACTGCTTAAGTTAGGTGGTGAAAAACGTAATGCAACTTTTTTATTTACTGACCTCCGTGGTTTTACTGCTTTATCAGAAAAACTAGAACCACAAGCAGTTACAGAAATAATGAACCGAGTTTTGTCAGTGCAAACAAAATGTGTTCAGGCCCATGGTGGGATGATAGATAAATTTATTGGTGATGCAATGATGGCAATATTCAATGCACCGTTAGATTTGATAGATCACGAGGATAGTGCAATTTCATGTGCTTTGGATATATGTGATGAAATAGAATTTTTGAATGTTGAACTTGAAAAAGAAAATAAACCATCAGTTGCAATAGGCATTGGCATTAACACAGGGGAAGCCATAATCGGTAACATGGGAAGTGATTCAAGGTTTGATTATACCGCTATTGGTGATCCTGTGAATGTAGCGGCAAGACTTGAAAGTGCAACTAAAGAACAAGGTGTTGGGATATTGATTGGAGAGGATACTCAATTTAATTCTTGTCACAACCTCTCTTTAGAAGCTAGAATCAAGGTCAAAGGTAAAGAATTACCTCTTAATGTTTATACAATAGCATGAAAATAAACTTAATATTAGGAGCAATGCTTCTAGCTACAATAACTGGGTCTGGAATGTACATCAGGTCTTTGCTGTCTGAAAATGCAATCTTACAAGCTAACCAAGTAGTTTTAGAAGACAAAATTACTGAACAGAATGAATCAATCAAAACTTACCTAGCAAACCAAGAACGACACAATCAACAGCTTACAGAAATAGAAACTCAAAAAAATGATGCACAAAGATTAGTGAGTGAACTCAGAAACAAATTTGCCAGACATGATTTGAATAATCTTGCCCTCATAAAACCAAAACTCATAGAAAGAAGAATCAACAGTGCTTCCAAGAAAGTTTTTGAAAAGTTAATTGAAACGACAAAT